TATCCCATCGAGGCGCTGGAGCGCATCAGGCGTAACACGCAGGCGCGGTTCTGGTCTGCGCTCTATCAGCAGCGCCCGACGCCGGACGAAGGCACGTACTGGCGCAGCGATTGGTTGCGCCCCTACAGCGTGCTGCCGGATCTCAATACGATGCGGATCTACGGCGGCAGCGACTACGCGGTCAGCGAAGAAGACGGTGCCGACTTCACCGTTCACGCGGTCATCGGTGTCGATCCTGAAGGCCGCATGTATCTGATCGACATCTGGCGCAGGCAGGCGTCGAGTGAAGAATGGGTCGAGGCGTTCTGCGATCTGGTGCGGCAATACAAGCCTCTCGGCTGGGCCGAGGAGCAGGGCCAGATCAAGAGCGGCATCGGGCCGTGGCTGACCAACCGCCAGCGGGCCCGGCAGGCGTACGTTCATCGCGAGCCGTTCCCGACACGCTTCAGCAAAGAGGTGCGCGCGCAGTCGATGCGCGGTCGCGTCGCGCTCGATGGCCTCTATGTGCCGACGCATGCGCCGTGGTATCCGGCGTTCCGCTCCGAGCTACTCTCATTCCCGGCAGGCAAGCACGACGATCAGGTCGATGCCATCGGACTGATCGGTCAGTTGCTCGACAAGATGTCGGCTGGCGTTGCACCCAAGCCGAAAGCGCCGGAGCCGATCAAGTTCAAGGGCTACAAGTCGGCCGCGCCGGTCGGCGAGAGCTTCAAGGCATACTGATGAGCGCACCGCAGACCAGCACAGTGCCGCCGTCGCGTCGCGACTACGGCTGGATCAACGGCAAGCCAAGCGGCCGCCGCGGAAAATAAATGCCAGAAGCACGGTTGTACGACTTCCCGACGCGACAGCAGCGGCGGAAGGCGGAGCGCGACCGTGAGCCTGACGAGGACGGCGACGAGTATCACTTCGATATCCCGAAGTTGAAGCAGCAATATCAGGATTACGCCGGGGCCAAGGGCCCTGAAGGCGACGAGATGCTGACGGCGAGGCACTACTATCATGGCGACCAGTGGACGAAAGAGGAAATCGCCACGCTCCGCGCGCGCAAGCAGCCGGTCGTCACCAGCAATCGTATTGTTAGAAAGATCGACGCGGTGGTCGGTCTGGTGGAACGCCTCCGACAAGACCCTAAAGCTTATGCGCGAACCCCCCAGCACGACAAAGGCGCAGAGATAGCCACGGCGACGCTCAGATACGTTTTGGACAGCAACGATTGGGCGAGCAAGTCGAGCCGCATTGCGCGGCACGCCGCCATCGATGGCATCAGCGGCATCGAATACGATCTGGTCGAGAGCAGCACGGGCGATCCGACGCTCGAATGTCATATCGTCTACGGCGACGGGTTCTTCTACGACCCGCGCAGCTACGACGAGGGCTTCACCGACTGCCGTTTTCTTGGCGTCGCGAAATGGTGCGACAAGGAGCAGATCAAGGAAATCGTGCCGGACAAGGCGCGGGAGATCGACGACATGTCGGAGAGTGGCTCCGACATGATCAACAATCAGGAATACGACCGCGAGAAGAACTGGACTAATTCCAACGCAGGCAAGCTGCGGATGGTCGATCACTGGTACATTCACAAGGGCAAGTGGCGATGGTGTTTGTACGCTGGCAGCGTGATGCTGATGCGCGGCACGTCGCCGTTCTTCGACGAGAAGGGCAAGACCTTTCCCCGGTATCGGGTGTTCTCGGCGAGTGTCGATCACGATGGGGATCGGTATGGCTTCCCCCGCAATCTCAGGTCGCCGCAGGACGAGATCAACCACCGCAGAAGCAAAAGCTTGCACTTGCTGAACTCCCGCAAAATCATCAGCGAGAAGGGCGCGGTCGATGATGTCGAGGTGTCGCGTCGCGAGTGGGCGCGCGCCGACGGCTGGATCGAAACCAATCCCGGCCTGAAGCTTGAGGCCGACCAATCGACGCTGAACGATTTCAAGGGCCAACTCGAGTTGCTGCAAGAGGCCAAGAACGAGATCGAGAATTTCGGCCCTAACCCAGCCCTGATCGGCCAAGGTCTTGAGGACAGCAGCGGACGCGCGATCCAGCTTTTGCAGCAGGCTGGCATTGCCGAGCTTGGTCCGTACCTCACTGCGTACAAAAACTGGAAGATCCGGGTCTATCGCGATGTCTGGAACATCGTGCAGCGTCACTGGCGCGCCGAGCGGTGGATACGGGTGACCGACGACCAGAACGTCGCGCAGTTTTTCGCCGTCAACAAGATGGAGATCGGCGAGGACGGCTCGCCGATCATCGTCAACGCTCTCGGCGCGTTGGACGTGGACATCATCATCGATGAGGGCCCGGACACCATCAACATGCAGGGCGACGCGATGATGGTGCTGCAATCTCTCGGCCCGCAGTTCCTGCAACAATTCCCGGAAATTGCGCTCGAACTGTCGCCGATCCCGGCATCGGTGAAGAAGCCGATGCTCGACCGGATCGAGCAGCAGAAGCAGGCTCCGCCGCCGCCAGATCCGAAAGTCATGGCGATGCAGGCCAAGGCGCAGATCGATCAGGCGACCGCGCAGCAGGACGCGCAGATCCGCGCAGGCGAAGCGCAGCGTGAGGCGATGCAGGCGCAGCAGGACGCCGTGCTGAAGCAGCGTCAGGCCGAGCAGGATCTGATGATGGCGCAGCGGAAGCAGCAGATGGATGAGATGGCGCAGCAGGCCGAGGCGGCACGGACTGCGTGGCTGGCGCAGATGAAGGCCGACACCGACACGCAGATCGCGCGCATGCAGGCCGCGGCGCAGGTCGAGATCGAGCGGTTCAAGGCGCGCGAGGCCGCAGCCTTGGCCGAGGACAAGCACGAACAGACCATGCGGATGGAGAAGGAGCGGGCCAAGAACAAGCCTGCACCCGCAAAGTAATTCGCGGCCACAGCGAAAAGTGGCAACGCACGCCTGAGCGACAGAGGGCAGCGTAGCCCGCGACGACACGCGGGGAATGAGGACGACAATGGCAATCGAAGGCAACGAAGGATCAGGACCATCTGAAGACGCACTGTTCGACAACGCAATTTCCCCGGCACCAGAGCCACCGGCTCCGGCACCGGCAGAGAAAGCGCCAGCCGAACGTGCTGCGCCGGAGCCACGCGAGCAGTCACTGCCGGAGGACGGAGAGAAACGTCCTGCGGTCGATGACGATGCGCCAATGGTGCCGTCGTGGCGAGTGAGGGAGATCAACGAGGAGAAGCGCGCGGCGCAGGCCGAGCGCGATGCCTTCAAGGCGGAGCGGGACAGGTTCGCTTACGAGCAACAGGAATTCCGGCGGCGATTACAGCAACTGGAAACGCCTGAGCCACAGCCATCCAAGCCAGATCCGCTGCTTGATCCGCAGGGATATCAGGATTTTCTTGAGCGTCGTTTCGACGAGCGACTGCTCAACGAGCGTCGTGAGTATTCCTTGCAGATGGCCCGGAAGCACTACAAGCAGGATTTCGATCAGGCTTATGCGCTTGCACAGAAGTATGTCGATCCCGCGCTGCGGGCTCGCATGCAGCAATCGAGTGATCCCGGCGAGACCCTCATGCAGTGGTTTGCCGAAGTTAAGGAGCGCGCCGAGGTCGGCGGCGACATCGTCGCCTACAAGAAGCGCATCCGCGACGAGGCGTTGAAAGATCCTGAGTTTCGCAAGGCCGCAATGGAAGCGTGGCAGGGCGAAGCGCCAACGACAGATGCCAGTGGCCGTCCGCACGTCCGGCTTGCGCCGTCGATGAACGGCATCAGCCGGTCCAACGCTGCACTGCGGGCCGAGCTTCAGTCCGACCAGACTGACGAGGCCCTGTTCGACAACGTCACAGGACCGCGCCGCAGATAGTTTTCGCAATCCAGCGAAATGTCGGGCCGGTCTGATTTCATGAGGACTGGCCAATGGCCCTTACCCAAAATCACCCGAACAATGAGCTAATCAAATTCCGCTCAGACGTGGCGTTTGATTTTCTGCGCGCATCGCGCCTCGATCCGTACATGGGAAGCGACAGCACGTTCCCCATTGTACGCATGAAGGATCTCTCGGCCGACGGCAAAGAGATCCGCATTCCTCTTGTCACTCAGTTGGCCGGGCCGGGTGTCGGTGCCGGGACGCTGCGTGGTGCCGAGGAGCAGATCGACTCGTACGGCTTCCCGGTGTGGGCGGATTGGGCCCGCAACGCGGTCGCCAACAACCGCGCTGCCGACAAGGAAAGTTCGTTCTCGGTCCGCTCGACGGCGCGTTCGCTGTTGCGCGGCTGGGCGCGGCGCATCGTGCGCGACGACCTTGTCGATGCGCTGCTGTCGATCCCGACATCGAGCATTCAGGCCAACCGGCTCATCGCGCCGGGCAACCGCGTCAACGGCATCCGCTGGTCGCAGGCGTCTGTCGGAAACAAGGATAGCTGGATGCTCGCCAACAGCGACCGCGTGCTGTTTGGCGAGACGATGGCCAACCAGCTTTCGACGTTCCTCGCGTCGATGGGCAACATCGACGCTACCGGCGACAAGATGACGGCGGCTGTCGGCAATCTGATGAAGCAGATGGCGCAGATGACCGGCGTCACCATGTCGAACCCCGGCGTCTATAACGGTCGGCCGAAAATCAATCCCTACCAACTGAAAGATACCGATCAGGAATGGTATCTCTGCCTTCTCGGCTCTCGCGCGATGCGAGATCTGAAGGCCGATCCTGTGATGTATCAGGCCAACCGCGACGCGCGCGAGCGCGAGAGTAACCCGACCAGCAACAACCCGATCTTTACCGGCGGCGGGCTGGTCTACGACGGCATCTACTATCTGGAGATCCCCGAGATCACGCAGCGCCTGCTGCTGGTCGGCGCTGGCACCGTTGCCGCCGTCGATGCGGAGCCGGTGTTCCTGCTTGGTCAAGGCGCGATGGCCTACGCTCTCGGCCAGATGCCGCGGCCCACCCAGCTTGAGGACGGCGACTACGACTTCGTGACCGGAATGGGCATCGAGGCCCAATTCGGAGTTGCGAAAATCGCCAAGGCTCCGCTCTCCGTTGCCAATGCCACCGTCGGCTCGCTGGTCGATTGGGGAATGGTGACGGCGTTCGTTGCCGCCGCGCCGACCGCATAACTCAACGTCCCTACTTGGAGGCGGCCCTGAAACCGCCTCTACATTTTTCAGGAGGACGACATGGGTTACCGAAAAGATTGGGCCACCGTCCCGCAGGCTGGCGGGCAGGGCTTCTATCGAACTTCAAAAATGCTTGGCCGCCGCGTCACCATCACGGCGGCCGACAACGTCTCCGGCAATGTCGTCGGCGCATTCATGATCCCGGCAGGCTTTGTCGTGTCCAGCATCCTGCTTGTCTCGACTGCGCTTGGCACCGGCACTGTCATCAACGTCGGTGACAGCGTCATCAACCGTTACGTTGCAGCATCGACCATTGCTGCGGCGGGAGGCTCTGTCGCGACGCTTGTCGGGTCACCCGGCCTGATGTTCAAGAACGTGAACGAGACTGAGATCCAGATCGGCATCGGCACTGGCGCAGGCTCGCCAGCGGCCGGGACAATCGACCTGTATCTGATTGGCTTCATCGACAATTAAGCTTCACCCCTAACCATCGTCAGGAGAAATCGCGATGGCTTATCGTAAGGATTGGGGAAACTCCCCGAACATCGGGCCGCAAGGCTTTGCGCGCACGATGAAAACTCTCGGCCGTGTCGTCAACGTCGCGGCTGCCGACTACACCGGCATGCCGAATACCATCGGCGCGTTCACGCTGCCTCCGGGCTTTGTCGTCACCAGCATCATCTGTGTGTCGAGCGCGATGGCGGCGATTGCCTTCACGGTCGGCGATGCCGCGGTGGCCAACCGCTACATCGCGACCGGAGTGACCGGCGCGACCAACATCACGCTGAACACGCCCGGCCTGCTGTTCAAGAACACGACCGAAACCGAGGTCTTGATTGCGGTGACGGCGGGCTCTGTTGCCGGTACGATTGGCTTGTGGATCACCGGCTTCATCGACAACTGAGGAACCGTTACGCCATTCCACCCGTTGCCCAACCGGGTGGATAACGCGGCGAGCCGCCTGCCGCACTCCCCCGCAACACACCGTCAGGCGGCTCGTTTCAACAGAAGGAGATGCCCAGATGGGCAACGTATCGGTCACCTACAAAGCACCGGAAGGCGAGAACAAGGTCTTGGAGGCTTACGGTCACACGTTCTTCGACGGCAAGCCGACCGAGATCGAGGACACGCCAGCCAACAAGGACGTTCTCGACAAGATCGAGAGCCACCCTCTTTTTGAAGCGACCGGGCGGAGCGCGGCGGCCAGCCCCGGTCAGCAATCCAAAGCCGACGCAAAGGCCGCAGGCTATGGCGGCGAGGAAGAAGACGATAACGAAGACGGCAAAGCCAAAAAGAAAGCCCGCTAAGGCGCGGCGCAAGGCTGCGTAGGGGATAGCAAAATGGCCAAGACCAGAGAGCAGATCCAGTTCAAGGTCTTGGCCATCTTGACCGGCGGCGATGTTGGCAGCAACCCGTCCGAGGAGGACGCCGACAACATCAACGAATACATCGACAGCGTTGTCGCCGAGCTTGCCGCCGACACGATCTACATCTCCGACGCCAACGAACTGGACGAGGAGATTTTCATCACGTTTTGTAAGTTGGTCGCCGACGCTGCCGCAGAGGAATACGGCAGTAGGAGCAATCCGCAGGCGGCGCAGGCGATGCGAAATCGCATCCGCGCGATCAAGCGCCCGATCCCCGGCTACGGGCCGCAAGAAACAGAACACTTCTGATGAA